GGCTGCCGCCGTTCTCGCTGCGCTTGTCGCTGGTCAACAACGCGGGTGTGACTCTGGCGTCGAGCAGCAACGAATTGTACGTCCGCCCCTGGAACGAAGAAGTGGTCTAATGCCGCGCGGGCTCTCGGACTACGATAGCGCGCGGATACAGGGGCGGCTGTGGACGCCTGATGCGATGCGGCCGGCCGCGTGGTGGGACACCAGCGATCTGTCCACAATGGCATTTGATGCCGTCGGCTGCACAACGCTGCGCGACAAGTCGTATCAGTCGATAGACCTTTCTGTTTGGGATCTTGGAACCGGAAAGCCGACTTTGGCAATCCACGGGGCAAGCGGCAAGAATTGCTTGCAGTTCACAAACCAGAGAATGAGGAACCAGACCAAATCAGTTACGTCTGGGACATACGCCGGAAATCTGAACGCTTTTTGGGTGTTTGCTGACAACGGCAACGACGGAATAATTTTCCACGAACGTGGTTCGTGGGGAATTTTGCCCGCCGACTTGACCGGCTCTGGTGGTGGATATGTAATCACCGACACAACGGGAGTATCCAGGTCTCAAATATCCCTTGCTTCATACCAGAAAATAACAGCAGCGGCTGGGTCCGTTAATTCTGTTTTGCATGTGCCAAGTTCGGTCCCGAGATTGTGGATAAACGGATCGGAGCAAACCGGAATAACCGTATCAGAGGCAAATATAACGGGATCAAATACTGTAAACATATGCAGCCAATCAAACGGCAACTTTCCTGCATATGGCCAGCTGTGCGAAATATTCCTTACTACAACTGACTTCAATGATTACGACAGGTGGCGCGCTGAAGGCTATTTGGCCTGGAAGTGGAATTATCCCCTCGCCGCTGACCATCCCTTCGCCAACCGCCCCCCGCTGATCGGGGACTGACATGCTGCGGGTGAGGGTTCCCGGCTCTGGTCTGTTTACGCCGCAAGCAAAGGCACTAAGCGGCCTCTCGTTCTTGTTTTCTCCGCTGCTCGGGCATGGCGCGGCGACCGGCGCGACGGTCGCATCTCCCGCCGCGACGATCATCGTCGCTGCGAATGCTCCGAGCCTCGCGGCGGGCAAGAGCGTCGCCGTCACGGCCGCGACGATCACGCTCGCCTCGACGGCTCCGTCGATCAGCGCGGGCAAGCGCATCGACGCTCCCGCCGCGACGATCACGCTCGCGGGCCTTGCGCCGACCATCCAGGCCGCGACGGGTCCGTCCATCGTCGTTCCGGCGGCGACCATCTCGCTCGCGGCCAGCGCGCCGAGCCTCGCAGCGGGCAAGAGCGTCGCCGTTCCTGCTGCCGCGATCAGCCTCGCGGGCAACGCTCCAGCAATCTCGGCGGGCAAGCGCGTCGTCGTCCCTGCCGCTGCCCTGCTTATGGGCGGCGAGGTTCCGGCGATCCGGACCGGCAAGAGCGTCGCGATCCCGGCCGCGACGATCAGCCTCGCGGGCAACGCTCCGTCGATCAGCGCGGGCAAGCGTGTCGTCGTCCCGGCGGCGACCATCGCGCTGTCGGTATCTGCCCCGACCGTCTCGGTCGGCGACGCCATCACCGTTCCCGCCGCCACGATCACGCTGGCCGCGATTTCGCCGTCGCTGGCAGCGGGTAAGTCCGTCGCGGCACCCTCGGCCACCATCGCGCTCTCTGCCGCGCCACCGACGATCCAGGCGGCGTCCGGCATCAGTATCGCGCCGCCGACCGCCACCATCCTCCTCGGAGGCGAAGCGCCGTCGATCAGCGCGGGCAAGTCCATCACCATTCCGCTCGCCTCGGCTCAGGTTCTCGCGGCGCTTGCGCCGCAGCTGGCGACGGGCAAGTCCATCGCGGTCCCGGTCGCCACCATCACACTGACCGCCGCGTCTCCGACACTCGCGGCGGGCAAGGCCATCGAGGTCGCCGCTGCGGCCATCGCCATCGGCGGCATCCCGCCGCGCATCCAGCTTATCGCGCCTCCCGGAACGCTGCGCGTCATCCGCGATGCCATCAGGACCGCCTGGGATGCCCGCTGGCCGCATGGAACCAGTTACCGGGTACTCTGGCAGGTCAACGACAATGAGAGCGTCCCTGAGCCCGGCGAGGCGCGTGCGTGGGTGCATGTCGTGATCGACTTCGACAGCGAGGATGTGCGCGCCTATGCCGGCGGTCGCGAGGCGTCGGATCGCGAGTGGCGCGGAACGGTCGAGATCCGCGTGGTCGCGGAGACCGGCTATGGCGACGACGCCGCGCTCGACCTTCTCGATGACGCGGTCAGCGTTTACCGCTCGCGTCGCGAGGCGGGCCTGTCGTTCATCGAGGGCTCGACCGAGATCTTCGACAGCGCGACCGAGGACGGCGCGTGGTTCGTGCGCGGCACAATGATGCCCTGGACCTACGAGTACCGCGCATGAGCCTTCGCAGCACCATTCGCACCGAGATCAAGGCAGTCTGGGATGCGCGGTGGCCGCACGGCGAGACCTATCGCGTGATCTGGCACGAAAACGCGCATCCCGACACGCCGACACCGGGCGAGGTGCAGCACTGGCTGCATTTGCATACCGAGTTCAGCCGCGAGGAGATGCGCGCATTCGGCGGCGGATCGCTCGCCAATGAGCGGCTCTGGTTCGGCGCGGTCGCGGTCCGCGTGTTCAGCGAGGTCGGCATCGGCGAGGACGTCACTCTCGACCTCCTCGACGCCGCCGTCGTGGCGCTCCGCGCGCGGCGAGCGGGCAATCTGACTTTTGTCGGACCTATTGTCGGCATTGCCGACACAACACGCTCGAACGGCGCGTGGTATAGTCGCGGCGCGTCGATCCCGTTTCAATATCGCTTCCAGGGCTAAGGAGACCCGATCATGCCGATCAGTGAAGGCGTGCAGTCACGCATCGTCTACAAGGCGTATTCCAGCGGGTCGATCACGGCCAACAGCGAGCCGGATACTGCGACCGACCCCGGCACGTCCGGCGGTCAGGTGCTGCGGCGTGTCTCGTCCAGCCTGAACCTGGTGAAGGATAGCTACCAGTCCGAGGAGATCCGCACCGACCGGCAGATCGCCGACTTCCGGCACGGGTTGCGGCGCGTCGAGGGCTCGATCTCAGGTGAGCTTTCGCCGGGGACGCAGTTCGAACTCCTGGTCGCCGCGCATCGCGACACGGCGGTGTCGGCGCTGTCGCTGTCGAATACGCAGTTCACCTCGGTGACGAGCGACAATTCAGCCTCGACGTTCACGTTCACGGCGGGCGATCCGGTGACCTCGGGGCTGCGCGTCGGCGATATCATCCGCTTCGGCACGCTCGCCGCGACGGCGAACAACGACCGCAATTTCGTGATCCGGTCCTTCGGTGGCACGAGCAATCGCACGGTGACGGTGTCGCCCGCGCCGACCACCGACGCGGTCGCCGACACCAGCTTCACCGTGTCGCGCCCCGGCAAGACCACCATCGTTCCGGCCTCGGGCTTCACCGCGCGCAAGTTCGGCATCGAGGAGTATCGCGAGGACTTGGATCTGTCGCGCCTCTTCACCGAATGCCGCGTGTCCGGCTATTCGATGTCGCTGCCCGCGACCGGCCTCTCGACGGTCGAGATCCCGGTCATGGGCCGCAACGCGGTGTCGCTCTCGGCGGGCAGCGCGCCCTACTTCACCGCGCCGACCGCCGCGACAACGTCCTCGGCGTGCGCCTCGGCAAATGGCCTGATCCTGTCGCCGGACGCGGGCTCGTCGCCGCTCGGCATCGTCACCGGCATCGACATCGCGCTTGATCTCGAGGCCGAGATGCAAGCGGTCATCAACCAAAACATCGCGCCCGAGATCTTCCTCGGCCGCGCGAATGTGACGGGCACGGTGTCGGCGTTCGTCGAGGATTTCGCCCTCTTCAACGCCTTCCTGAACGAGAGCGAGCTTCAGCTGATCGTGCGCGTCGATAGTGGCTCGGCGGCGAACGCCGACGCCATCTGCATCTATCTGCCGCGCGTCAAGCTCGGCGGCGCGGACATGCCGCTGTCCGGCGCGAACGGCCAGACGATCTCGCTGCCGTTCCAAGCGCTGCGCTACACCGGCAGCGCCGCCGGCAGAGACACGACCACGATCCGCATCCACGACACGGCGGCTTGAGCATGTCGCGTTTCTCTG